TGAAACAAAACTCAGCTGCAGACATGAGTCGAGCTAAACAGCTCAAGTCACTGTTCCGTATGGTCACACCACACTTGACTATCAAAGACATCCCCATGGTAGTGGTAAACCATGTGTATCAAACACAAGAAATGTATAGTAAAACTATAGTCAGTGGTGGACAAGGGTTAACATACTCCGCAGACAATATCTGGGTGATTGGTAGGCAACAAGATAAAGATGACAAAGAACTTAAAGGTTATCACTTTATCATCAATGTCGAGAAGTCACGATACGTAAAAGAAAAGTCTAAAATCCCAATCACAGTCAATTATGACTCCGGTATCAACAAATGGTCTGGTCTATTAGATTTAGCTATCGAGTCTGGTCACGTTATTAAGCCAAAAGTAGGTTGGTATGCAGTAGTCGATAAAGAGACTGGTGAAATCGGCAAGAATATGAGAGCCGCAGACATCGTAGATAATCGTGACGTCTGGAGTCACTTACTAGAGAACACTGACTTTGCTGAGTGGATAAAGAATAAGTATACACTAGCAAATGGTGAACTCATACATGAGGAAGAAGATGAATGATGCTAATTGGCTAAACACATATTACAGTAAAGATGGAAGAAAGCACGCGGTCATAAATGCCACGTCTTCTTCTATCTATGTTGAGTTATATCATGATGAAGTCATAGTAGGTGGTATTGAAGTATCAAAAAATAGCATTTACTATGCTCAGTCAATAGCTGAAAATTTTTGTAATGGTATCATTCAAGTAAAGCCATGGGGGTCTAATGAAGTTCTCGAACGTAATCTTCGCCAACCTGATTCAGAATGAAGAATACGGTAGGAAGGTAGTACCATACATCAAAGAAGAATACTTTGAATCTTTACCAGAAAAAACAGTATACAAGTTAATCAACACTTACGTAACTAAGTATAATAAGTTTCCTACACACCAAGCACTTAATATCGACCTCGAGAACTCCTCGCTAGAACAGAGGGTGTATGACGAGTGTGAGACCATCATCGCAGAGTCTCAGCAGGTCGGTGACGTGGACCAGGAATGGTTGTTAGACAAGACTGAAAAGTTTTGTCAAGAACGTGCAGTCTATAATGCTATCATGGATAGTATTCAGATTCTTGATAACAAAGATAAGCTACGCACTAAGGGATCAATTCCTCAAATCTTGTCTGAAGCTCTAGCAGTCAGCTTTGATACAAACATTGGGCATGATTGGTATGATGATGCTGATGATCGTTATGAATACTATCACCGAGTAGAAGATCGTGTACCTTTTCGTCTTGAGTACTTGAATAGGATTACAAAGGGTGGTTTGCCAAAGAAGACACTCAATGTTATTCTTGCTGGTACACACGTCGGTAAAAGTCTATTCATGTGTTCTACTGCTGCCAGCAATTTATTAGATGGAAAGAATGTTCTGTACATTACAATGGAAATGGCAGAAGAGGAGATTGCTCGACGTATTGATGCTAATATTCTAGACATTCCAATCGGCGAACTTGACGTCATTGATAAAGACACTTTTGATAAGCGAGTTACGCGTGTAAAGAGTAAAACTGCCGGCAAAATCATCATTAAAGAATACCCGACTTCATCAGCTGGTTCTGCTAACTTTCGTCACTTACTCCAAGAACTAAAGTTAAAGAAAAACTTTATTCCAGATATCATTTATATCGATTACTTAAATATTTGTGCTTCATCGCGGTTAAAGATGAACTCAAACATCAACAGCTATACGTATATCAAGGCTGTTGCTGAAGAGTTACGTGGTCTAGCCGTTGAGTTTAACGTGCCTATCGTCTCAGCTACTCAAACTACTCGGTCTGGTTATAGTAATAGTGATGTCGACGTAACTGATACTTCAGAATCATTTGCTCTTCCGGCAACTGCTGACTTTATGCTTGCTCTAGTAACTTCTGAAGAACTAGAGTCATTGGGTCAGATCATGGCTAAACAACTGAAAAATCGTTACACCGATCTGGGTAAGTGCCGTCGATTTGTTTTAGGAATCGACAGAGTAAAGATGAAGCTGTATGACGTCGAGGAAGATGCTCAAGACTTAGTCGATGATCGACCGGTCATGGATAAGTCGGAGTTTGGTCAACGAGACAATGTTAAGAAGAAAAAGTTTGGTCTGAACGATTTTGAAGGATTTAAGTGATGGGTAACTACTTTATCAAGAGTGACAATGGCAAGTTTCACGTGATTGAACGTGACACTGAACAAAGTATTAAGTCATACAACAATTACTGTAAAGCAAAGAAACAATGTGACTGGCTAAACTCGGGTGCTGGCTTCGATGGTTGGACACCAGCATTTATTATTAAAACTTAGTAATATGATTATTACTAAGTATAAATAGAACAATGCAGCATTATACGTCAAAGAACGTAACGTGGCAAGAAGTAATAAGAAAAAGGAATAGCTGAGGCTTTACGGTGGTGGTTCCGCTCAGCAATGCTGCCGACTCATGAAAGAGTCAGATCGAAAGGTCTGACTCTTTTTTGTTATAAATAGAATAAAACTTGGGAGCATTTCATGTTAAGGTTTTCAGAATTTTTGGCTGAAGGTATGAGAAAGGTGCTTCATGCATTTGATATGGATGAAACACTGCTAGCGCATGATTCTAAGCATTTGAAAATACATGTAAAAGATTCAAGCGGAAAGAATGTAAAGAGTCTCACAAATCAAGAATTCAATAAACATAAGTTGAAGCCAGGCGAACAATATGATTTTAAAGATTTCAAATCAGCAAAAGTATTGGGTAAATCTGCTCATCCAATTCATTCAATGATTAATAAGCTAAACAATTTAAAAAAGCGTGGATTTAAAACAGAAATTGTTACTGCTAGATCAGATCTTGATGACAAGCAAAAAGTAAGAAAACATCTGAATAAATTTGGAATTGACATCAAGACTACTCACTTGAGAAGAGCAGGTAACGTTGAGGGTTCATCTACTGGTGATAGAAAGAGACGAGTCATATCTGACTTAATCAATAAGCATAAGTACAATGAAGTACATTTATATGATGATGATATTGGTAATCACAGACATTTTGCTAAATTAAAACAAGATCATCCGGGAGTTCGTCTGGTGTCGCATATTGTTAAACACAATGAAAAAACTAATAAGACTAACGTAAAGACGGTGAGGCACTAACAATGGCTAATTTATCTGCATCTGAACTCATGAAACCTGGTCGTGAATATCGTGCAGGTGTAATAGTACGTAAAATGACTGACGGTGAACCATTTGAATTATCTAATGGCGATAGAGTAAAGTTTGTTATGAATAAAAAAATAGTAACTATGTTATCTAAAGATGTTAAAACCGCTGCAGATTTAAATAATCTTAGATTTTTAGGGCAAAATGGTAATGAGTATAAACTATCGGATATAAAGAAAAATGCTGATTTTGGTGGCAAAGGCGATCGTTCTTCTGTAGCTAAAGAAGATGCTGCACTCGAAAGTTTAAATAATCAACTCAATCAAGCAAAAAAAGAACTAAAATCATCGACTGTCCCAATAATAATAAGAAATAAAGTTTATCGAGTCGCGTCTGCAGAAAGTACACCAGGAACACCTAAGTCAGATTTTCATTTACTAGATATTGATGGTAATGAAATAGTATGGATCTCTCATAAAGACGGAAGTGGTCCTAGAGATTTTCAACAATGGGGTGGTATATCTGAAAGATCTGAACCAACTATTTTCAGACATGCTGAAACACAAAAATTTGTAAATGATCTAAAGAAAAAATTTCCTAATGGGTTACCTCCAGCAACAACTTTATATAGAAATATAAAAGATAATAAATTAAAAATGTTTTCTGTTTATGGAAATGCGTATGGTGGTTCTATGAATAGACAAAATGTAACAATTTTATTACAAGGACCAATAAAATTAGTTAAATCTGGTAATAGTTATAAACTTGATGCAAATCATGTACATTTTAATGGTGATTCTGTTGATGATGGGGGTTTTGAGCCAGTATTAATGGCGATTTATAAGGGTGATCGATCAGATGCTGGTGTAAAAGGTACTAGAATAGTGATATCTCCAATCGGTGGTAGAAAAGGAAATCCTTTTTAATGTTATTATTTTCTTCATTCCTTATAGAATCTTTAGATGTTGACAAATTAAAACATTTAGAACATGCGGAAGATCACATCATTCATGGCGGTGTTAATGGACTCAATCATGCTTCTGATAATCTCCATGATCTTCATTCTTTTCTTACTGGTGGCAAGTCTAAATCAAAAGTAACCACAAAATATGAT